CATCTGTGTGCGATAGAGCATTTCCTAAGATTTTAGGAAGGTTAAGGGCTGGTAATGTCAGGCAGTTCTGTGCAGCTTCAACTCCAGAGGGCTTTCGCTGGTTATATAACACCTTTGGTACTGATGAAGCAAAAGAACGCAAGGACAGGCATTTAATCAAGATGAGGACGCAAGATAATCCACACTTACCAGAAGATTTTATAGAACGCATGCAAGCAAACTATGATCCATCAATGTTACAGGCATATCTCAATGGTGAGTTTGTAAACCTTACAACTGGTCAGGTTTATGACCGCTTTGACAGATCACAAAATGTAATAACAGAAAAACCAGAGATACAGATAGAACCATTACGGATTGGTATCGACTTCAACATAGGCAACATGAACGCTGTTATTGGAATTGTAAAAGATCAAAAATTATTAATATTTGATGAAATAACTAAAGCTCATGACACAGATGCACTTGCTCAAGAAATAAAAGCCAGATACCCTTACAATAAAATATATATTTACCCAGATGCTAGTGGAGGAAACAGGAGTACAAACGCAACTCAAACAGACATTGAGATACTTTCTGGATATGGTTTCAGCAATCAAAGTCCCCGCAGCAACCCGCCAGTCAGAGATAGGGTCGCTTCCGTACAGGCTCTATTATGTAACGGCAAAGGGGAAAGCCGTTTACAAATCCATGCCAGTTGCAGAAAGCTAATCGAATCAATGGAACTTCAGTCATACACAGAAAAGGGAGAGCCTGATAAAGAGTCTGGCTATGACCATATGGCTGATGCTCTTGGGTATTTGATATGGCGTGAGTTTAATCCATTATTTGCAAGGTCGGGCAAACCTACAGGGATTAGAATATATTAAGATCATGGTATTATTGAGGGTAAAACTGTGTACAGCTCACTAAATATTTATAACCAACCTGTAACCGTAGCTCCTACAACAGTTGTAAGCCCTAATGCGGCCTATCAACGCATGGCACAGTTTTGGGATTTGATAGCAGATTTGAAGGAAGGCACATATAAAATAAGATCTGAGCATAGAAAATATTTACCACAGCTAGAAAGAGAAGTAGATGATAGCTATGACCGCAGACTTGCAAGATCAACAGTAGTTCCATATCTGCAAAGAATTGAGAAAATGCTGTCAGGTATGTTAGTTAGGAAGCCAGTAAGACTTGATGATGTTTCTGATCTGGTGAGAGAACAGTTGTTTGATGTAGACCTAGAAGGTAATGATTTAAATATTTGGTTATATCAAACGGCAAGAACAGTAATTTCATTCGGGCATTGTGGTGTCCTAGTAGATGCACCAAAAGAAGGAGAGAAGGCTAGGCCATATTGGGTAACATATAAGCCATCAGATATTCTTGGCTGGAGGACTGAGATCATAGATGGAATCAGAGTTCTTACACAGGTGCGTTTGTTAGAAAAGGTTGTTGAACCAGATGGAGCATATGGTGAGAAGAACATTACACAGGTCAGGGTATTGGAACGTGGTAGATATGAAATTCATAGGAAAGATGACAAGAAAGGTGAATATAAATTGTTTGAAGAAGGTGAAATGAGCTTGAAAGACAAGATTCCTTTTGCTGTCGCTTATTCCAATAGGGTCGGATTTTATGAAAGCCGCAGTCCTTTGTATGACATTGCTGAACTTAATCTCAAGCATTATCAGATTCAGTCTGATTTGGACAACATATTACACATCAGTTCTGTTCCATTGCTTGCAGTCTTTGGCTATCCAAACGCAGATGAGATAACAACAGGCCCTAGTGAAGCTCTTGCATTACCACCAGAATCACGAATGGAATATATCAGCCCATCAGGTGACAGCTATGACAGTCAGTTCAAAAGGCTTGACGATATTAAAGAACAGATTAATACTTTGTCATTAGCTGCGGTACTAGGGCAAAAGCTAGTTGGTGAGACAGCCGAGGCCAAGAGAATAGATAGATCTCAGAATGACAGCACAATGATGGTAGTTGCACAGCAGATGCAAGACTTGATTGATAATTGCCTTAAGTTCCATAGTGAATATCTCAATGAACCTAATGCTGGTAGTTCTTTTGTTAATAGAGACTTTGTAAGTGCAAGATTAGAACCACAGGAAATTCAGTCATTACTTGCATTGTTTACCTCTGGCAGTATTAGTCAGGAAACATTGTTAAATCAGCTATCGGCTGGAGAGATTCTTGGTGATGATTTTGATGTAGAAGATGAGATTGAAACAACACAAAATGGAGGTTTGACAGAAAGGGAGGAGCCACCAGCCCTAGCGGAGGAGCCAGCGGACACTGAGGAAGAATGATAGATGTCCACACCAGAGGTATTTTTTAGAGAAACTATTGATTTAGGTAGGTATAGCAATTCTGTCTCTAGAAAATTTGTCTCAACTTATAACGACATTATTGTTGCATCTGCAAAAAAATTAAGACAGATTGATCTAAGACAACAGGCAGCAGCAGAGGGTGTGATTATTGCACCACAAACTAGAAAAAGGCTTAGAGCCATCATTGCTCAGTCAAAAACAAGTTTGAATACATGGGCAAAGACCACAACTAAAGAAATGACACAGGAGTTGCAAGGTTTGGCACTCTTACAGACTGATTTTATAAAGAATGAACTTCAAAAGGTAACAGCATCAGGTGATATTCCTATTAATAGTGTTGCTGTAAGTCCTAAATATGCAGAGTCTTTTGTCACTACTGATCCAACTCAGGTCAATATTTTTACCAGTAAACAATTTACAGAAGATGATTTTGTAAAGTTTGGTGCTGGTAAGTTTGAACTTACTGCCAGACAAGGAGCAGCGATTACATTACCTAATGGGCAAACAGTAGAAAAAGCTTTTAGAGGAATAGCAGAACGTCAGCAAGACGCATTAGCAAGGCATATTAGGCAAGGTGTGTTTTCAGGAGAGTCAACACAACAGATTGCAAGACGAATGATAGGTAGGCTTGACTTTGGACAAAAGGGAAATGTCAGACAGATTGCAGCTGCTGGTGGTGAGGTGACAAAGTTAGCTAATTATCAGGTGCGAACTATTGTAAGAACATCAATCAATCAAGTACAGAATCAAGCAAGTCAGGCGGTATATGCAGCAAATAAAAAAGTAAGTCCTAAATATGAATATGTTGCAACGCTAGACTCAAGAACAAGTGCAATATGTATGAGGCTTGATGGTCAAGAGTTTGAATATAACAAAGGGCCAACACCACCACAACATTTTAACTGTAGATCTACTACTGTCCCTGTGGTTGACTTTGATAGTTTGCAAAAGAAATATCCTAGTCTTGAAAAACCACCAGCGTCTGTGCTTGATACCAGACCATCAGCTACAGGCAGAGTACCGCAGGGAACAACATACGGAAACTGGTTACTTAATCAAGATAAAAAGCTACAGATTAAGACTTTAGGTAATGAAGGCAAGGTAAATTATTTTAAGAAACTAGCAAAGAGAGAAGGATCTGGACAGGCGGCTCTAAGAAAAATGATTCGCAATGATGGCAGCGAAAGAAGTTTGAAGGACTTGGAAAGATTGTATGGCAAGCCTAGTGATATAACTATCAAGATACCGAAGCCCAAGCCTGTAACTAAACCAGTAGGATTTGAAAGAAGGTTAGTAGATTCAAGCCCAGAACAGTTAAGAAAAGCTGGTAAAGATTTAATAAAAGAGGTTGGATTAGATATTGATGAATATAAAAAGCTTGGTCAAGAGTTTAAAGCTGCGGCAAAAGAATCCTCAAAAGATTTTGATAAATTCCAAAAAGCAAAAGATAAATACTTTGCATATAGAGATAATTTTGAGAAACAAATGGAAACTTTAAGAAATAAAATGCTTGAAACTAATTTAAATGATGTACAAGTAAATAAATATATTAAAAATACTAAAATTACAACATGGAAAGCTGCAGAAAAAACACAAATAAGAAACCATTTAGATGAATATATAAGAATGTTTAATGGTAATGGTTTTATAGAAAATGCAAATGGTGTTCCACCAGTTACAAAAATAGGAAAAGCAACTAGAGCTTCAAGTAAATATTATGATGGTTCAATGACTACACAGCTTGAGAGGTCAATGTTTGGAACATCTACGACTGTTAATAAAACAGTGACTTTCCATGAAATTACCCATGCTGTAGAGGTAGCAAATCCAAAGCTTAATAAATATATGCAGTCATGGAGAACAAATAAAGGATTTACAGACAAGGCAAAAATTAAGGCTAATATGGTTAGAAAGGAAGGCATGAGCGTTTATGGGCCATCACAGCAGGTAGGTAAGCCAGCTTACAGACTAAAAGATATAACAACTACTAATTATGATGCTTCAGAACATGCTCTAGTTAATGATTATATGGACGCTTATATGGGAAAAGTTTATAAAGACTATGATTTAAAAAGATACGGTATA